TTCAACAGTTCCGGGAACAAGAACAACGTCTTCTACTGCCCAGATATTATCGGCATCGTCAGGAAGTTCAACAACATAACGATGACGAAACTGTGAAAGAGTTTCGACCAAAACCAATTTAGACATTTCTTAGTATCCGTCGATTACCTGAACGTAATGAAGCGAATCAATACGGAAAGAACGCCAACCACCACTCTGCACATCCCATGCAGCAATAGTGTTCAAATTTTCTTTCTTCTTATGCTCTTCATCAATATGACGAACATGGTTTTCAGTAATTTGAGGAGGAAGATAACGAGTGTCGAGAGTGCAACGCATAACACGCTGTGTGCCATCTACCTTAGTGAAGGTAACTTCAACAACATTCTCTCGCAAATCCTTAAGCACTGCATCACGTGCATACTTAGTAGTAATAGCCATTATTCAATTCCTTCATTAAGTAGCTTTTGATCTGTTTCTTGAGAAGCAAGCGTTTCTGCAAGCTGTGTATATCCACCGATATAGAATCCGTCGATTACAACGACAGGAAATGTGCGTGCAGAAGGATAAAGATCCAAGAGAGATTCCTTGGTAAAATCTTCATTCAACTTATATTCTGTGTAATTGATCTTCTTTAGATCAAGTAGGTTCTTAGCATAAGAGCAATAAGAACAATTTGGCTTACTATAAATTTCAATCATAGACGTTCCATCCAATATTCAATAACATCTGCCTTATCACGATAATCATAACCATTAAAAAACATATCTTCAGCGATTAGCTGTTCCAATTCGCTCATCAGGCGCCATTCTGTCATTTTCTTTCACTCCTATATAGACCAATTTACCAGAACGGTACAGCTTGTATACCGTCTTTTCATCATGCTTTATCACAACCACATACTCATTATACTTGGATCTGCGGCGATTGTCAACCATTATCTTGATATCATCAATAATAAAAATAGAAAACCAAATAGCCAGAGAAACCCAGTAAATGATAGATTCACAGATGATCCCGAGAATTTAGTCCTAGAATATTTTGTTTTAGAAACACGAGTTTTTCTCATAGGTTTTGAAGAACCTAATAGTTTTTTTCTACTACGTGTTATAACACCACAATTATTTGTAGTAGTATTTCTATATGTACCAGCATTACTGGATGAAATTGATGTAGTTATACCACTAGCTCCGCGAGGTTTTCTTGCACCATCGCGGATTGTTGTTTTGTTCAAATTTCCAGGACCACGATTTTGTGTTGTAGTTCTGTTGCCTTTGGTTTTACGTATATAACCCATTACAGACTCAATTCTTTATCTTTCAATGTTTTCTCATACTTGTCCATCTTGTCCAAGTATCCACGATTACGTAATTCTTTAAATACGAGATTTTCGAAGCTGAACTCACCACCTTGTGCAATAGCAGCTCCACGCATTTCTCTAATCTTGCTTTTCAATTCCTTAAATGCAGAAACATCCATTTTGCTCTTGATCATTGTGTCAATCAATCGCTTGTAGAACATAACCTTTTTCTTAAGCGCAGGGTCGCTGCTAAAGTCATAAGTTCCTCTGTTTGGAAACTGCACCCACCTTGAATGCTTGAGTGAATAGACGCCCTGATTGGCTGGGTATCTAGCTTCGTTATCTTGTGCGTAGGGCTCAAGCGGGTAGCCAAGTACACTGATTTTATGGGTGAGTGTCCATAATACTTTCTTATCTTGGAGATATTCATCAACAAACTCCCTATCAGGATTCAGCTTGGAACGGTCGATAATGATATGAACGTCAATGTCTGACTTTGATGTGTAATTGTAGTTGGCATTACCACCAATCATGATTACGTCCATGATCATATCACCAGGAATCTTTGCGAACTTTGCCCATTCGTAGGCAAACTGCATTAGTTTATAACGCACTTCAGGCTTGAGCTTTTTACCAATCCAAAGCTTTGGATTTAACTCATCATGATATTCAAGACTGATTTTTGTTTCAATCAGTCCAAGAGATTCTTTCACAGATTTTGAAGTTGTCTCTGTTTTTTCTTTTGTTTGTATTTTTTTAAGAAGAATTACCTGATTCTCATCAGAATATGGTTCGAGATCTAGATCAGGAGGAACAGATTCTAAGTCTTCTGTTGAAACTTTTTTAATATAAGGATCAAGATACTTTGAATATTGTTCCCAATTCAATCCAGATTTTTCAACTGCTTTACGTTCTAGATGAGTTGCAATATGATGCGCTTGTTGATAATCTAAATCAAAAATATCAAGTAATGCTTTTTCAGAGAACTCATGAATCTTTAAAAATGGAGTTAAATCATGACCTTTGAACTTCGCAACAAGATGTTTATCAAAGTAAATTGTTTTTGCGTCTTTTGCATATCCACAGAGATAAGGAACATCATATTTTCTATTAACAGGAATAGATGCTAACTTAGCCATGCGTGCACGAAAACGTGGATCATGAGTAAACTTTGTGACTTGTTCAGAGCCATCTTTATATAATTGTGTTTTTCTAACACCACGTTTGCTAATAATACCAGGCATTTATTTTCCGTTATGAATTTTACTGAGATCGTCGATAGTATTTATATCAGAATCTCTAACACACAAACGTTTGTATTCCTCTTTATCTGTAGACCATTCAGAACCAGTCCACCATTCGAAACCAGGAAACTCTGCCTTATACACGCTTCCCTTTTCATATCCCTGACCAATGTAAAGATGATTCAATGCATTATTGATGGCATATTTCACTTCAACATTAACGATTGATTTTCCCAGAGACATTTTTGGTTTGTGATAATTCCAACAAGTGAACTGACTTTCAATTCCACCATTATAGGTGATAAATTTGGTAAAGGCAACAGGTACTTTGTCATCCTCTAAAATAAGCCATACAGATCTTTCCGGATCCGTAAATAAATCAAATTCCTCTTCGAACCCTTTGTACGCACGATACTTTTGGTAAATCTGATTTACCGGAGCCAAATTATTTGTTGTGAAATAATAGGAGATTGATTTAGGTAGCTCTTTACGAGGCTCGTATTTGTCTACATTTATGCGGACACTACGACATGCATACCATTTTTTGTTGGAGATAAGCCAACCATTCTCTAATGCTTCTGCTTCAGCAGTTTCTGGATCAAGCGTTAGGTGCACGAGCTGCAAGTCGTGTTTTTCTTGGGAACCGTAAAAGTGTTCGTATTTTATTTTTACCATTTTTTACCAAGTATTAAAAATACCTGCAATGTATATTACGGACACTACAGCCTGAATTACCAACAAAGACCATTTACGCCATTTTATGGCAACAATAATCCATCCAAAGTTACCAATCAGACTCAGATACAGATTGGCTGGATATTGATTAATAGAAGTTAGCATACAACCAGTAATAAGAATTACTGTTGAGATCCATTCTACCCACCATATCCAGCCATATTTATTCATATATTATTTTGTCTTTTTGTAACTAGCTTTGACAGAACCCTTTTGAAGGATCTCAAAGCCTGCATCCATGATCATCTTCTCATATCGATCATGGTCATACATCCAGATATCATCGAAAACGAACACAGTTCCGATGTTAGTACGTTCAATGAAGAAACCAACCTCGAGATCAAGCGATGCATTATCATGCGGTCCATCAAAGAAAACGAAAGCGTACTTTTCTTCAAGAACCTTCTCGTCATTGTAAGTAGGAACACCATCGGCATAACGCTTAACGAACTCAGTATCTTCAAGACAAAAGAATTGGAAGTTCAATCCCTTATCATAAGCATAGTAGTAAAGAGAAGGAATAATACGATTACGCATCTCATTTGTATAATCGAACCGTAGCGGCTGAGTAATGTCAGTCGACTGCGGGTCGCCTTCAGTCTTCACTCCAGGAACATGCGCAGTGATATTCTTATTAGTACAATCAATAGTGATATTACCATAAGGATCAATGCAGAACATGCTGCGACGAGTATCGTTATTTTGCACAAGAGCATCGATGATCATCTTGGCAGAACCGCCACGACGAGTACCAATTTCAACTACTGCACCACCAACACCCTTGATTGATAGCGCGCCATTATAAAGAACTTCATATTCAGAACTGTCTGTACCAAATACTTCTTCATCACTAAAACGAATCATACCCATTATATTTCACTCCTAGTAAAAATCGACGATCTCATCGGCGATACCATATTTAACAGCTTCCTTTGCAGTAAGCCAAACATCTTCTGGTGGAAGCAAATACTTCTTAACTTCCTTTTCAGTAAGTCCAGTACACTTAGTGTAATGTTCTAGTAACCGAGCCTGTGTGTTATCAAATTCTTTAACACGAGCATGAAGTTCATGCTCTTTACCCCAGGAACCCCAGCTGTACTGATGTGAAAGGATTGCAGTGTTACGAGTAATATAACGATGACCCTTCTCACCAGCAATGAACGTAAGCAGTCCACATGAAGCAATTTCACCAAGACCGTATGTATATACAGGAATGTGTGAACCTTTGATGGTATCAATTAATGCAAACGCAGATGAAACTTCTCCACCAGGAGAATTAATCAACATTTTCAAAAACTTAGGACGATCCTTCTTCATAAGATTACGAGCAATAATAAATTCAATTGCATCTGCAGATGAAGTAGAATCAAATTCCTTAAAGAACATCAACATATGATGATCGGATAGTGAAGGTATACTACTAAACTTATCTTCTTTGTCTGTCATTATATATCCATTTCTATTGATTATGCAGCTTTTCGAAATCCTAATACTTTATCGACAGGGAAATATCCTACTTGTACAGCTTTGTCAGTATTACCACCAAGCACCTTTACATACTTGACACCACCAACTGTTTCGAAACCTTCAAAGAAACCAACATGTCCAGACCAACCATTATGACCTCTTCGAAGAACAACAATGTCACCAGATTGTGGTTCATTTGTTTTCTTGCCCCAAGTCATGAAACTACGAGCTGTTAAACTATTTGTTGTTTCATATCCAAGACGATTAAGAATCGCATTTGCAAATGCAGCGCACCATGGAATTCTTGCAGGATCTACTGGTTGATTATTACCAACAGACAAAAGATCTTTCAACTCATTACGGTCACTTTTTGTAGATTTACCTTCCCACTTCTTAGCTTCCATAGTAACTTCATATGTAAAGTCGCAGGTAAACCAAGAACATTCTTTTGCAATCTTACGACGCTGTTCATCGAGATCCAAAGAAAGTTGAACTTTTTTACTGATAATTGGCTTTGTAGCAACAATAATTTGTGCCTGAAGAGCTGCTGTACGCTCTCTATCTTTACGAAAAAATTCTCCAGGTGATTCGTCTGGAGTCGAGATAAAACATTCATTACATATTGCAACGTCGATTTTATCTTCGATCTTTTTGATTTTTTTATGTTTATGCTTTTTGTGTTTCAGATGTTGCGAATGCTGAATATTTTGTTTGTTTGGATTAGCAAATGCATCATTCGCGAAAATGAACGGTGCGAGTGCCAACGTCGCAACTAAAATAATCTTCTTCATATTATGTTCCTTTGTGGATTTAAACTCTCTCCATTACAATGGCAAATTGCCAAATGATATACACTAGTATTTAGTAAAGATGGTGCCCCCACCAGGATTTGAACCTGGAACCGATCCGTTATGAGCGAATGGCACTGACCAATTGTGCTATAGGGGCGTATTGTTACGCAGCAAGGATTTCCTTGAGACGATCAGCCGCATACGAAGCAGCGAATGCTTCTGGCTTTACCATAGGCTTGATAGAAGTCATACCCTGCACATATCCAATTGCCTGAGTCACAACGCATGATGAACCATGCATGTAGTCAGGATTGATGTCAAGATGCACCTCAACATGACGATCGCCGATAGTTTCTTCCAGATCCATATACATCTGAGTAGCACGGTACACTTCATTCATGAGACGTAGTGCAGGACGATCCTTTCGGCGATCATAGTCGATCTCGGAAGTAACATTTCCAAACACCTTACAACCCTTTGATCCGTCAATATGAATTACAATGGCGACTGTATAATCTGCTTGCCAGATACCATCTTTACGACAATAACGTTCAGAGTCTGCACCAATATAAACCTTTGATGCAGAAGATGTATTACGGATGAATTCTTTTACTTCTTCAAGATCGAACTTCTTCATGTTTCACCTAATTGATTTTGGTAAAGTTGGTGCCTACGAACGGACTCGAACCGTTAAGCCGAAGCGTCTGATTTTAAGTCAGATGAGTTTACCAATTTCTCCACGCAGGCATTTAACTTTGATGCTCTAACGTAATTACCGCCTCTTGGACTTAACCCGACAGCAATCAACGCTTGTCTTATATTACTATGTTCTTTAAGGGAAGTCAACAACATTTCATCGCTAACTTTCTTTTTTCCGGAATTTTTATTTTTACCACAATACGTGTCTGTTACACTGTGACAATTTGCACATAAAAATTTCAAATTTTCTATAGAACTATTAAATGAATCCCCATCAATATGCTCTAAATGAAGAGTTAATTTTTTTCCTTTCCATTCGTCTATTCCGCAATCGTCACAAATATATTTTTTACCAGAAGTAATTAATATTTTCTTTAAAGCGCCGTTAGCTAAGTGTTTATATTTACCGTTTTCATATTTTTCTAAAGCTTTGTTTTTATTTGATTCTACTGCTTTTTGTCTATGTTTATCTGTCCACATTTTAAATACTCCTTCTCAAAGTATTTATATGAGACAATGACTTAAAACTTAAAATCTATCATTATATTAGCCTACTGCTTCAAAAAAGTCAAATGCTTTTTATGAATACGGCACATGATCCA